TAAGTAAATAGCGTGTAAATAAGCTAGTATGTAGAAAACTATATGAACAAAGAGCATAAAATAAAGATGAATATAAAAAGAGCAAAAAGCAATAATAAATATAGTTTAATATAGTTTTACTAACTAGGAGGATCATCTCCTTATGACATTGATCCAATTATTGAGATTGATACATCTGACACTCCTCTTTTTGTTTTCGTATTTGTTTTCTCTAATGCGACTAATCCAGATAATCAACTTGTACGACTTTCTTGTAACACAAGAGGTTTTTCCTATTTTGTGTCAACAAATATAATTGAAGCTATTGAACTTTTCAAGAAGTATCTAACTGATGGGACTCGCATTCAATCAATTCAATGATCTCAAGTTTATGAAGATGCCTTTGGTCAAGGTAATCTTATTACAGGAGGTATTCCTGTTTATGTTGATAATAAGGTTGTTGCTGTTTCTGCAATCGATGTTCGCCTAAACTCTCTATTTAGTAAAAATATAACTGAAGAAGAAATAAATCGATATCTTCAGCTCAATCAAATTTGTGAAGATCTATATGTTGAAAATATACGTGAGTTCCAAACTGATCAATGTGACGATATAAGTCCTGAATCAACAAGCAATGAACCGGGTATTGTAAAGTATAAGGATGTTATTTTTGGTGTAGGTGTAACATTTTCTATTATTATTGCAATAATCCTTTGTTGTGTCTTCATTATAAATGGAAAAAAAAATGGCAAGTACTCGTTTATTGCTATTCGAATTGGATTTGGTTGGGGAATCGCAATTTTAGCTCTTATTTGGTTTTGGGCTGCTTATGGTGCAGGTGTATATCCTGATCAAGTAAAACATGAGTATGAAAAAGCAGAGCGTGTTACAACAGGCTACTCTCTTGAAACATATCCATGCACTAAAACTGTTAATTGTCAGTGTTTTGAAACTTCTGCTCCTTCTTGTGAATATGTTGGTCAACAACTAATCGCACCTGACTCTCTTAACTGGCATGCAACATGTGGTGATGGATATTACTGTTGTCATCATATTCGTCGTTGTGCTTCATGGTCAACACGAACAACAATTCGATGTGATCGTTCTATTGAGAACTCAACTTTAGTTAATAATGAGACTTTTATGGAAGTTGAAATTGAAATTGATAATCTAACTTTGACTATTCCATTTCATTTAATACAAATGTCTCTTCTTAATTTTACTGATCCAATAAATATGTTTAATAAGACCGAACAGGAATTTATTAATAATCTAATTAATTCTAATTATTTTACTGCATCAAAGTTGGTATCCAACTTTCAGTCTTCTAATCGTAATTCTTATAATAAACGAGCATGTAGATCACGTACTACAACCTATTGCTTATACTATATTACAGAATGCACCCATTCTGTTGGAAATCGCCAATGTGCAAGTGAACGTGGTTATTGTTATGATCTTACAGTAAATCTTGAGCTTCATCAAAATGATGGCATTTACTATACTAGTACTAAGAGTGAAAACTGCGATTTAAATTAAACCCAATGTGTTGCAAATTTCAATCAAACTTATCTCCCAATTGGTAAAACCAAAGATGTTTATTTTGCACCATGGAATCCTAATAAGCAATCTGATACTATTTCTTACAATACCGGTCTACTTGTCAATATGTGGCTACCTGTAGCATACTTAATTTTTATAGTCCTCGTTACTATTATATTTACTGCAATGGTTTTTTATAAGAAATATTTTAATATTGGTCACAAAAATTTAGAGAACTAATCAATTTATCATATTCAATAATCAATATATCATACACCAATAGAATTTTATTAGTCTTCTCAACTTTACTAACAATACTCAAATAAATATAGAAATTCATTTGAGTCATATACATAAGTTTATTTAATTTTTGAGTTCACTATAAATAAATATGAATAATATTAAGTTTTTATGTTTATTAATATTTTAATTTTATATTTTTAATTCAGGTATTTGTAAATAGTCATATGCTACTTTATTTTCTTTATTTTTTAAATGTTTGTTTGCTCCTTTATTTAATAAATATTTTACTAAATTATGGTATTTATATTTAGAAGCATATATTAAAGGTGTATTATTGTTATCTCTCTCGTTTATTTCATCTATATTTGCACCATAATTTATAAGATATTTTATAACATTGAATTGATTTTTAAGAACAGAATAAGACATTGGATATAATCCATGATCATTATTTGTTTTAAGATTCGCTCCATTTTTAATAAGATAAATTGTTATTTCTTCTTTATCATTCATAATAGAGCTTAATAGTGGACTCATTTTATCTCCATTAATATTTGCGCCTTTATTAATTAAATATTTTACAGTTTCAAGATTGCCAAATTTGGAAGCTAATGTTAATGGTGTTAATCCAATATTACCACTGTTCTCCAAATTAGCTCCTTTTTCAACTAAATATTTTATAACTTCTAATTGACAAGTATTACTAGCCCATTGTAAGGCAGTCAAACCATGTCTAGATTGTTCTTCTAAATCAATTCCATTTTCAAACAATTCAATTACTCTATCTAAATATCCATTGATACAAGCATCAAAAATATTTAGTTTATTAAGTTCCATTTATAATTTGTTCAAATATTAAAAAAGAATCAATTTTTGTTTTTAGATTTTTTGTTAAAAGAAAATAAAAAAAGATTTAATCATTGATAGTAATTATCTCATTTGTAATGAAAACAGGTGTTTGTAATGACAGTACATGAATAACTAGTTTTGTTGTCATCAGTTGACTCTTCAATCACGATTGGTTCATTAGGTACATGAAAATGTTGATCAAGAAGCTGTGACACCCAAATCATGTGACCTTCCCACCCTGAATGCCAATTCTTATATTTTTTACTTGCTCTTACAAAAAGTTTCTTCGCGTAATTCTCTGCCACTTTACGCCCATATTTCGACATATTCCAATGAAGCCATAGTTTGAAACTATCTTCATAAAGAAGACTATACTTATGGTAAATTTTACCACGACCAGGACCAATCCAATTGACGATCTTTGTATCGGATAGTCTCCGATTTTGTTTATTTGTAAAGTTAACAGCCTTCCGAAACTTATGAAAAGTCTTGATGTTTGATTTAAGACTGGATTTCACAAGAGACATTGCAAAAAGATACAGAAAAACAAGTTATTATTGGGATGTTTTATTTTCTAACTGTTCTCTTTTTAACATTATTGCACGTTTCTATACTCTCATTTATTTCTGTTATAAGATATAGTTTAATTATGGATAATTACTTTTTTAAATTTTATAAATCTATTTTTATCAATGTCATTAAAAAAAATCAAACACTTTATAAATCATATTTTCATAAACATAAAAATCAAAAATACTCGTCATTAATTCTTGATGAAATTTTTTATGTTTTGAAAACTGGTATTCCTTGGAGACTTATTAGATCTCCAATTAAATGGCAAACATTATATTTTCATTTTAGAAGATTTTCTAAATTTAATATTTTTAAAAAAGTTTTTTATTCTATCCGTAATAACTTTATTAAAATCAGTAATCCATCATTCACTATCGTTGATTCTACTTTTATTCAAAACAAATTTGGAAAGAACAAAATCGGTAGAAATAAATTCTTCAAAAATAAAAATTGCAATAAAATTTCTCTTATTACAGATGACAAAGGGATTCCTATTTCTATTTCTGTTAATAAAGGTAATATTCATGATATTAAATTTATTGATCATCATATTAAAGATTTTTTTATTTTGACTAATTATAAAAAATAACAGCATATTTATTGGATCATAAAGAAAGACCAAAAAAATTTACACAAAATAAAATCCTTCAACCTGTTTAATAACGCGTCAAATGAAGGAACGATTTTATTAAGTTTATAAAAGTGCATAAATATAAATAATTAAAATAAAAAATAATATAAACTTAGTAAAATTGCATATAGGAGAGGAAAAGAATAATATTGATAAAAATAGTAATAAAAAAGATAGCAATCAAAAAATAAAACATCTCCTATATATTGAAGATAATGATTTATATGATGATGGAATAAGACAAATTATAAGTAATATTAAAAAAAACATTATCCATCTTATAAATATATTTCAAAATATGAACATATAGATAGTGAAATTAATAAAGATATATATGATAAAATGATGTGCATTTCAATAATACATGCTTTTCATAAAATTAGAAATTGTTATATAAAACATGTATATTTTAATCAACTATTAATTAAAATTATGAATAAAACACAAATTGATTACGATGAAATTATATTTACTAAAAATAATTCAATCGCTATTTTCAATGAAATATCATCTTTTGGATATTTTTTACAACATTACAAATCAAAAATTGCAACATATCGTCAACATTCAAGTGATTTAATGGAGAAACTTAATATGGTTGTTGATTTAAATGTTAATGTATTGGGTTCTTATATTGCTTATTCAACAGTGGTTATTAAAGATATGCACAATAATATTATTTATGATTCAAATAAAAGTCAACATTATACTAATCAATTTGGCGAATTAGATATATCCCTTCCACGATTCTCATCTTACATCAAAATTGAGGCAATTAGTGGACACTCTACCTTTACTAACAAAGATAATGCAAAACTATCGGGAATAGTAAAAATTAACTACAGTGATACTTATAAAGTTATAAACTTAAGCATGCTAACATCTTTATTAACTGAATTAGTTGAAGATAATAATATTACAGAAGAAGAAAATATCATCCAGGTAGAAAATACTCTTAAAAATAAATTAAATGTTGAAAGACTTGATGATAATTATATTACATCTTGGGAAAATAATAATGTTTTACAACAGGCAACTAAAGTCAAACTTATAGTAAATTCTATTTCAAATTTGGAGTCAATAGATACAAAAAATGCCTCAAATAAAATTGCAAACTTTTTATTAACAACTGAACTTGATGATTTAAATTTTGTGGATACATTTGTGGACTTTGCTACTACAAATACAAAAAAAGAAGATCTTAAAAAAGTTCTTAATGTCGCTACTGATTATATTGATTTGGAATTATCTAATGTTACTAATCAAATTGAAATTTTTAAAAAAGCTTCTTCTTTGGAAAAAGTTGTCGACGATTATGTTGTTGAAATTAACAATAATACAACAAATGAAACCAATATTGAATCTAATTTAGAGAATAAAATAAAAGAAAAAGAAGAAGATATTGTAATTGAATTCAAATTAGATTATCCTTCTTTTATATCATAAAAACCATATATTTAGTAATTTTTTGTGTATTATAGTTTTATATGTCGGAAGAGTATATCCATATAAATTATAAGATATATTTAATTTTTTTTTGAAGATCAATATACTTTTTTTTATATTTAATATACTTGGTGTAATAGTCATGACCTCCACCAAATTTAATTTTTTTTGATGCAGATTCACCATTATATTTTGGGAAAAATTCTGAAATAAATTTATTAAACCATGGATATGTATTTGCCACATTGTCCAACTCATTTATAATTGAAACTTTAGTAATGCTTGAATATTCATTTATTATTTTATTTATATGAGTAATTTTATCGGGGGGTAAATTAAAAATAGTTTGAAGATTATATGTAGTATAAATAAAGGAGCCTATCATATATCTTGCAATATATACATCACAATTCTTATTACATTTATTGGTAATATATAAGGTTATCCCATTTTCATCAAATAATCTAATATACTCTAATACATATATCATTGTCATTCTAATAAATAAGTTCTCTAATATTTTTCTATTTTTAAAATAACTATATAAAAAGTTTATAGCATTAGTATATTTGTCTCTATAATCCCTTAAAACAACTTTATAAAAATCCTCAAGATGTTTGCGCACTTGTATAAAATTATGTTTATGTTTTTTGTTTTTAATGAAAGAAATTATCAAGTTTACATTAAAAATAAATTCTTCTTTTTTATGTCTTAATATCTTACTTTGAAGAGGCTCGCAGTCAGAAACCCAACCTTCATACATTTCTTGACGAAGTGTTGAAGATTTACAGCTCTTATTAATATTTATTTCAGGATATTCAGATTCAATGCCAGATTCTAAAAGTGAAAATACAATGTTAGATATTAGTTTTAAATTATGATATGAATTTATTTTACTTTCTGAATAATTATTTCCATTACAAGTTCTAGACAAACTATTTATATGTTCAATAGTAGAATCTATTATTTTATAATCTTTAAATTCTACATTTACATTAATATTTGGTAGTTTATTATACCAATAACAAAGTAATCTAACTAATGATTGTCTATATTTATTAAGTCTACTTCTAACTTTTATTTGGTTATCATGATTTCCTGTAATTATCAAATCATTATGAATTTCTTCACTATAGATATTAATTTTGGAACCATCTCTCATTCTAATATCATTTTCAACATTAACATAAGATATGAAATTTAATTCAACCTTGTCCAATTGTGTTCCTTTAATAACATCATAAGTTCCTTTTTTATTAAGAATTGTATGTTTTAATTCATTCCCAATATAAGAATATGTCTCAAGTAAACTATGTATTTTAGGAGATGTAACTGCAAGCAAAAAATCAACTATATTATTCAATCTTGGAAGAAAAGACCTCAATCCAACCCTATCGCCTTCTCTCATTAAAGACATATATTTTATTTCATCATTAAGTTTCTGTATATTATCTAATTTTTCACTTAGTTTGACAAAAGATAGGTGATTACATGCTTTTGTTTTAAATAAAAGGTTTTTTGAAAAAGGCAAATCTATATGTGATACAAGACAGTTTGAATCATTTATTTTTGTTTTAAATTCATTTTCTATATTTTTAAAACATAAAAATGGCAAAACTGCATTGATTCTTAAATTATTAGTATTCCCGTCTGATATATAATATAAAGACTCCGTTTCAAGGTTTACCTTTTCTTTTATCAACAAAGTAAATTTATAAAAAACACACAATTTATTAATTCCATTAATTTCCACTTTATAGATTTTATCATTAGGTTCTATTATCACAGTATTATTGTCTTTTATAATAGTAAGTTTTTGAAGCTTCATATATAATAGTTTTAGTTTAAATTTTATAACTTTTTCAATAAATCAAAAACTATTCATTAAAGACTTAATTTTATTCATTTCTAATGTTATTTTTTTGAGTTTTTCATGTAATTTTTGATTAATTTGAGTTAATTCTTTATTATTCATTTCAAGTTCTTGTATCCTTTCATTAAGAGCTTTTTCAAGAGTAAAATCATCGCAACTTTCTTTATTTTTTATCATACTTTTTAATTTATCTGACTCACTCTCTTTACTTTCTAATTTTTTTTTCAATTCTAAAATTAATATATCTTTGTCTGTTATAATTTTCTCTCTAATCAATAATTCTTCATTAAGTTCATTATTAAATTTGTCTTTATTTTTAATTAGTTCTTTATTCTTAATAAATTTATTTGTTAAGTTTTTGTTTTGATCTTTTAGTTTTTTATGCTTCAATTCAAGTTCTATATAATTTTTATTAAGTTGAGTTACTGTTTCATGAGTTAATTCATCCGAAAATAACTGTTTTTGAAGTTCAAATATATTGAATTTTAAATCTACAATTTCTTTTTTTAGATTTAATATCTCATCTGATTCAGAAATCTCTTCTTTTTTTTCTAAATCAATAAGTTTTCTTTGAGTATCTTTAAGATCAGTATTTTGATCATCATAAAGTTGTTTAATCTCATTATAGTTTTCAAATAATTTGGCTAATTTATCGTTTAAAATATTAATGTTTAATTTATATGTTTCAATAAGTTTATCTCTTGAATCTATAACTTCTATTGAATTGTCTAAGTTAAGATCTTTATTGATATTTTCTTTCGAAAAAACCATTAAGTCTCTTAATTTCTTAAAAATAATAATCTCTTCTTGATAATTTGGAGGTATTAGTTCATTTATATTTTCTAAAAATTTATCCCTATTATCTATTGAATCATAAACAGATTTATTAAATTCAAAATTAAGGTAGTTTGTTTTTTTTGACAAATAAGTATGATCTCTTAAAATAAATGCAATATCTGGAAATGGTATTTTATTAAACATTAAATATAATCCAGATTCTGGGTGATATAGATTCATATAATTATCAACTTCAAACCAATAGCTTCTTCCACAAAAGGTATTGGTCTCTTTTTTGCTTGAATTTGGAAATAAATTGAGAGACATATGAATATCTCTTTTAAATTTTTTTTTTAGGTTAAAAATATTATGATTATTTGAAGTAATTATGTTTCCTAATGTATTTATTTTAAGGTTCCAATTTCGGGTCATGCCTTCTAATTTGAGACTGGGAACTCCAAAAAAATTACTCATAAAAGTTTCATCTAATTCTAGACCTTCAAGAACATAATATTCCGATACAAACTTGATATTTGGTAATATACCTTCATCATGATTCCATGAATCGATAACTTTCAAAGGTTTTCCATCTTTCATTTCAACTACAATATGAGGATTTAGAGTTTTATATTTGTGCTCTTTAAACATATCACAAAATTGTTTTGAAAAAATTTCATCTACTTTTGCGTTATGTATTATAGTTTCATTTGCCAATTTATGAATTGATTTCGCAAAATATAGTTTCTGCTCTTCTATTGTTTTAATCGTTTTTGAATTTAAATCTTCAATAGTTTTTTCAAAAGATTCCATAATAAGTATAATAAAGGTTCTCTAATAAATCAATTTTTATTTTATATATATTTATGAATTTTATTTCTACAAAGATAATTCCATAAATATGGATTGCATTTGAACCTTTTTTTCTTATAGTTCGAATTATCAAATATATAATTTATATTTTTCAATGAAATTGTGTTCCAGTTTGATATGTCTCTATTAAATTTACTCCCAGAAAACATACTACTCATATCTGTAACATTGGATGTATCCCAATTACTTATATTTCCATTAAATTTAGAATTATGAAACATCCAACTCATATCTGTAACTAAACTTGTGTTCCAGTTTGATATGTCTCTATTAAATTTACTCCCAGAAAACATACTACTCATATCTGTAACATTGGAAGTATTCCATTTACTAATATTTCCATTAAATTTACTTCCACTGAACATATGATTCATATTATTAACATTAGAAGTATCCCATTTGCTTATATCTCCATTAAATTTAGAATAACAAAACATACTTTTCATATTTATTACCAAACTTGTGTTCCAATTTGATATATCTTCATTAAATATGCTTCCATAAAACATCCAACTCATGTCTGTAACATTAGAAGTATTCCAATTAGAAATATCTTGATTGAATAACTTGCAGTCATAAAACATACGACTCATATTTGTAACTTTAGAAGTATCCCAAATACTTATATCTCCATTAAAATTGGAATAAGAAAACATATGACTCATATCTGTGACTTTAGATGTGTTCCAATTTGATATATATTGATTAAATTGACTTTCTTTAAATATATAACTCATATTTGTAACATTGCATGTGTTCCACAATGATATGTCTTTGTTAAATAAAGATTTATTAAACATGCCAATCATAACAGTTACTGAACTTGTATCCCATTTACTAATATCTCCATTAAATTTACTCCAAGAAAACATATAACTCATGTCTGTAACATTAGATGTATCCCAATTACTTATATTTCCATTAAATTGAGAATTAGAAAACATACAACTCATATTTGTAACATTAGAAGTATCCCATTTACTTATATCTCCATTAAATCGAGAACAAGAAAACATTTTACTCATATCTGTAACATTAGAAGTATCCCATTCACTTATATCTCCATTAAATTTACTTCCAGAAAACATTTCACTCATATCTGTAACATTAGAAGTATCCCATTCACTTATTTCTCCATATTTTTTTGCAGCGAATGATATTGTTATACACCATAAATCAACTGCTTCTTTTAGTTCATCTCTATTTTTTGGCTGAAATACCATAAATTATAACAATATGTGTTGTGTATTCTTTATATTAATAAAAAAAATCACGCATTGAATCATAATAATCTCGAAGTTCAGAATTAATATATTTCATTCCATAACATTCATATTCCTCAATTAATCCATTAATATCTTTTTTTATGATTTTAAAATCATTTGGATAGGTATCAAGTGCATATTTTATATGATTTGATGTTTCGACATACATAGAATAGTCTATCGCATCTTTAAATGTTGTTTTTAGAACATATTTTCTTTCATCTTCTGTTAATTTAGATTGTTTAATTAACTCATCAACCATAATAAATTGACCATTTTGTATATTACAACCTATCTCAGTTGGTAATTTTTCTTCGATTTTTTGCCAATTTATGTTGGCCACAAATGACCATTTCATTGTGGTCATTTTAATTAAATACATAACAGAAATAAAAGAAAATCAATTTTTACTAAAAATATTTATTATTATTTCATTAAATAAACTTTATTATTTTCCCATTTTATTGTACACATGGGACAACTTTTTTTATTATTTATCCAATTTTCTTTTACATAGATATCAAAACATTTATTACATGTTGAACATTTAATAAATTCATTTTCAATTGGTTGTAATAAAACACAACATTCGACATCTTTTTTATTAACTTCAACTACAACCCATTTAATTGGAATACAAATTTTGTCAGTACTGTGAGCAAGATTATTTAAATTCCAATCACTTATATCTCCATCAAAGTTGGACTCAAAAAACATGGAATACATATATTTTACATTTTGAGTATTCCAATCAGAAATATTTTGATTAAAATGAGTTTTTTGAAACATACCTGTCATATAAGTAACATTAGAAGTATTCCAACTAGATATATTTCCATTAAATGGAGACAAACAAAACATATATCCCATATTTTTTACATTATAAACATTCCAATTAGAAATATCTTGATTAAAATTAGAATTACGAAACATACCCCACATATCTGTAACTGAACTTGTATCCCATTTACTTATATTTCCATTAAATTGAGAATCAGAAAACATTTCACTCATATTAGTAACATTAGAAGTATCCCATTTACTTATATCACCATTAAATTTAGAAAAAGTAAACATTCTAGTCATGCGAATAACATTGGAAGTGTTCCAATTTGATATATTTTCATTAAATAAGGAATAAGAAAACATATTAGTCATATCAGTAACTTTAGAAATATTCCATTTATTAATATCTCTATTAAATTGAGAATAAGAAAACATACCTTGCATATTGTTAACACTTGAAGTATTCCATTTACTAATATCACCATTAAATTTAGAATAATAAAACATACCTTGCATATTGTTAACATTTGAAGTATTCCATTTACTAATATCACTATTAAATTTAGAATTCCAAAACATATATTTCATATTTATTACTTTAGCAACATTCCAATTTGATATATTTTTATTAAATTTACTGAATGCGAACATTCGACTTGTATTTTTTACTTTACATGTATTCCAATTTGATATATCTCCATTAAATGAAGAATAATAAAACATACCTTTCATATTTATTACATTTTTAGTGTTCCAATTTGATATGTTTCCATTAAATTTACTTTCGGAAAACATATAACCCATATTTTTTACATTTGAAGTGTTCCAGTTAGAAATATCTTGATTAAATCTAGAATTATTAAACATATTGCTCATATCTATCACTTTTGTTGTGTCCCAATTTGATATATTCCCATTAAATGTAGAACATGAAAACATATGACACATATTTTTAACATTTGATGTATCCCATTTACTTATATCTCCATTAAAATCACAATTATTGAATAGTAAACTCATATCTTTTACTTTAGAAGTGTCCCAATCAGAAATACTTCCATAGTCAGTTATTGCTTGTTGTTCATCATCAAGCCATAAATTAATAGCAGAATAAAGTTCATTTCTATTTTTTGGTGTAAAAACCATAATTTTTATAGAAAAATATTAATTTATTCAATTTTATAAATATTATGAAATACATATTCCATTCTCCATGTAAACTTTTCTTTTTTCTCCTCAAATCTTATTATTTTTAAATCGAATTCAAATATATTTTTTATTTTAATGTCCCAATGTTTTGGTATTAAAAGTGTTAAACTAAAAGAATAAAAAATTTTGTTTAAATTTAATAGTAATTTGTCAAGCTCCTCATTATATTTTCTTGGCATTTTGCCAAAATCAAGTCTTATAAATTGGGGATTTACTTGTTTATAAAATCTAGAAATTCTTCTTTTAATTTTATCACTAAATTTATCCTTGTCTGTTTTATTTGTTAATTCATGAGCAAATTTAACATTAAATTTATTTTCCAGAAGATAACTTCCTTCATTTGGATTTGTTAAGCATAAATGATTATTGCTATATTTTTTAATAATTATTATTTCATAATCTTCAAAATGATTTTCCAATATATTATTTAATTGATTTATGGACACTTTTGTCCAATCAAATGGAAAACTTCTAGTATTTGTATTATTTTGTTTTAAAAAATATGAAACAGCACATGTTGATCCTAAAGAGATCATTGTCATTATTTTATTAATAAGTTTTTTAATAAATTCAATTTTTATAAAAATTTGAAAACAGAATAATACTTTTTAAATTTAATAACAATGTTGACAAAAGTTAACATCACTAATGAAATACCATCATGCAATATTCATAATGCAATAAAAGAAGTTATTTTAAAATATAAATTAAAAAATACTATTTTGTTTACAAATGGAAAAATTGTTTTAACACATAATGAATGCTATTTAGTCAATAATAACATAGTTAAAAAAGTAAATTATATTAAAAGAATACCCGTCGATTTTTGTGGATTACTAATCTGGAAATCAATTGATTCGTTTGATCAAAATAATTATTTGACAAGAAATTTAATTAGAAAACATGCTATGAATTATTTGAGCGGAACTATTTCAAATAATTTAATAGGGATTGGAGGTGAATTTTATGGTTACTTTGTACATTTAAAGTATTATAAAAAATATATTGGATTTACCAATAATTTAAATATATTTTATGATTCCAAATTTAATTTTAAATTATATTTTCCAAAATATAAATATGAATTATATTTTTTAAATGATTACTCAAAAATTAAAGGAGAATATAATAATTCCGATTGTGTTGTGAATCTTTCGAAAATTCCCACATCTGTGATAAATTTTTTGAACAAATCTAATTTTAATTCAATAGTTATTATTAGTTGTTCACAAAAAAATGGCAAACAATTAAATAAGTTAAAATATAAACTAAAAAGTGTATGTAATGTAGGTGAAGTATTTATTTATTTGTATAAAAATTAAGCATTTTAATAATGTTAATTATTAATAAAAGTACATATTATTTTGTCAATTTCTTTTGTTGTATTCTTTGTTGCAATTACATTTATTAAAACTCTAAATTGTTCATTTGAAGTATTCAAATTAGATATTAAATCACTCATTGTAAATATAATTTTATTTTTTATTGATAAAATTTCATTTGATATACCTTTAATTATATCTCCTCCATCAATTATTTCATAATTAAAATTTAAATATTCTCTTTTAATTGTATCATTGAATGAAGATATACTATTCCCAAAATTTATTACATGTGTTTCATTTATTTCTTTGACTTTATTTAACCAACTTATAAGTATATTGTCATAATTATTTTCACTTATTGTGACACCGTAACAAAAATTCTCAAAATTTTCAACTAAACTAATATCCCAATTAGAAATATCTTGATCAAATAATATGCAATTATAAAACATATTCGACATGGTAGTTACATTTGAAACATCCCAATCAAGTGGCTGATTAAATAATATGCAATTATAAAACATATTCGACATGGTAGTTACATTTGAAACATCCCAATCAAGTGGCTGATTAAATAATATGCAATTATAAAACATATTCGACATAGTGGTTACATTTGAAACATCCCAATTTGATATATTTCCATTGAAGGATGTGCAATTATAAAAACATCTCGATAAATTTCCTATATTTGTTAAATTTAGCGCATCTATACTTGACCAATATAAATTTGGAAATTCTTCAAAATAACCATAATTTGTATTATTTTCGTCAAATACAAGAGATCCGCATTCTTTTATATCTGTCAATGATGTGCGTGATATTTCATCATCTGGACGAAGCCATGTGATATTATCACCAACAATAAATACATTTGTTATATATTGTGCTATATTTATTGAATTATTATTTACTGTATGATTAAATCCTAAATAGTAGTTAGCATTTATATAAACTGTTACATTTTCAGTAATATTTACAGGCAATGTAATACTTATATTATTATTATTCTCATTATTATATACAAGTAACACACAATCATTTGATTGTTCATAACTTAATGTGTCTAAAGTTGTTTCTGAATAACCTAAATTATTTCCCACATAAGTTCTCGAATATGATGTTCTATTATAACTATAACTAATATCATTCAAAGTATACTCAGACCATCCTAATAATATTGCATCCATAATTGCAACTGAAAAATAGGTGTTATATAACATATTAGTAATATCAGTAACATTTGTTAAATCCCACTTTCCAATATTTTGATTAAAAGAGGTACATTCACTTAATATATTATTCATATTAGTAACACTTGAAGTGTCCCAATTACTTATATCTTGGTTAAAAGTAAAACAATTATTGAACATGTTTTTCATATTAATAACATTTGAAGTATCCCAATTACTTATATCTCCGTTGAAATAATAACATGATGTAAACATTGAATCCATATTTACAACTTTGCTAGTGTCCCAATTTAGATTTTGATTAAACTGTTGACAATTATCAAACATCCAACTCATATTAGTAACATTGGATGTATCCCAATCACTTATATTTTGATTGAAATTTATACAATTAGTAAACATTGATGACATATTAGTAACATTGTGAGTTTTCCAATTGCTTATATCTTGATTAAAGACTGAACAGTCATAAAATATTTGATTCATATCTGTTACTAAACTTGTATTCCAATTTGATATGTTACCATCGAATTTTGTACAAGAATTAAACATATTAAACATATTAGTCACATTAGAAACATTCCAATTTGATATATTACCATTAAAATATGCGCAACCATTAAAGCAATTTGATAAATTCGTTACGACATTTGATAATATTTGATAATTCTCATTCTCATTCTCATTCCATACTTGTAAATTTACACAATTCTGAAAATATCCATTTAATGAATTTTCATCATTAATACTTAATGCATCAATTAATCGCATTTTCCCTACTTTTATTCCATATAAATTATTTTTTGTCGCATATATATTATCTGTATCATCATATAATCCAAAATGAATACCATCTATATTTCCTCCATTGTTTGGCGTTAATTTTACATAAATTATGCTATCTGTACCATGTGTTATAAAATCACTTGATATTGTTACTTTATCTTCTGGAACAGAATATATTGTTCCAAAATTTTGATAATTACCATTGTTAATTCTATATTCAATCGAAAAATTATAATTTACATTAGTTGTTTTAACATAATCATTATTGATTTTTGCACCAGTATAATAAAGTGGCAAAACTATATCTGATTGTGTAGCAGTTGCATAATAATATGCAAAACATGTTACATTATCTTCAAGATCATTAAAATGAGTTGATATTATTTCAGCAGTCATATATATATATCAACATATTATTAATTGTCATTCCATTAAATAAACTATATTGTTTTTCCATTTTAATGTACACATAGGACAGCTATTTTTATCATCAATCCAACTTTTTTTAATGGAAATATCAAAACAGTTATTGCAATTTGAACATTGAATAAATTCATTTTCAATAGGCTGAAATAAAACACAACATTCAATATCTTTTTTATTTACTTTTATTGTGGTCCATTTTATGACTATGCCAATGTAATTTATATTATGATTAAGGTTGCTAAAATCCCAATTACTTATATCTCCATTAAAAATGCTACCAAAAAACATTTTACTCATATCAGTTACTAAACTTGTATCCCATTTACTTATATCTCCATTAAAAATGCTACCAAAAAACATTTTACTCATATCAGTTACTAAACTTGTATCCCATTTACTTATATCTCCATTAAATTTACTTCTATAAAACATATAATTCATATTTGTAACATTAGAAGTATCCCATTTACTTATATCTCCATTAAATTCACTTTTATTGAACATACAATTCATATCAGTAACATTAGAAGTATCCCAATTACTTATATTTCCATTAAATTTATTTCCATAAAACATTTCACTCATATCAGTAACATTAGAAGTATCCCAATTACTTATATCTCCATTAAATTTACTTCCAGAAAACATACTTCTCATGTTTGTAACTTTAGAAGTATCCCAATTACTTATATCTCCATTAAATTTACTTCCAGAAAACATACTTCTCATGTTTGTAACTTTAGAAGTATCCCAATTACTTATATCTCCATTAAATTTACTTTCATAAAACATATAACTCATATCAGTGACTTTAGAAGTATCCCAATTACTTATATCTCCATTAAATTTACTTTCATAAAACATATAACTCATACCAGTGACTTTAGAAGTATCCCATTTACTTATATCTCCATTAAATTTACTTTCATAAAACATATAACTCATATCAGTGACTTTAGAAGTATCCCATTCACTAATATCTCCATTAAATTTACTTCCAAAAAACATACTTCTCATATTTGTAACTTTAGAAGTATCCCATTTATCAATATCTCCGTTAAATTGAGAATCAGAAAACATATCACTCATATTGGCAACTTTAGAAGTATTCCAATTAGAGATATTTCCGTTAAACTGAGAATTAGAAAACATATCACTCATATTGGCAACTTTAGAAGTATTCCAATTACTTATATCTCCATTAAAATAACACCAACCAAACATTTGACTCATATCTGTAACATTAGAAGTATCCCAATTACTTATATCTCCATTAAATTTACTTTCATAAAACATGCGACTCATATTTGTAACTTTAGAAGTATCCCATTTACTTATATCTCCATTAAATTCAGAATCATAAAACATATAACTCATATCTGTAACTTTAGAAGTATCCCATTTACTAATATCTCCATTAAATTTACTTCCAAAAAACATATGACTCATATCAGTAACTTTAGATGTATCCCATTTACTTATATCTCCATTAAATTTACTTCCAAAAAACATATGACTCATATCAGTAACTTTAGAAGTATCCCATTTACTGATATCTCCATTAAATTGAGAATGAGAAAACATATAACTCATATTTGAAACTTTAGAAGTATCCCAATCACTTATATCTTTATTAAATTTACTATCATAAAACATATAACTCATATTTGAAACTTTAGAAGTATCCCAATCACTTATATCTTTATTAAATTTACTTTTAAAAAACATATAACTCATATTTTTCACTTTTGAAATATCCCAATTAAAAATATCTCCATTAAATTTACTTTCATAAAACATATAACTCATATTTGTCACTTTTGAAGTATCCCAATTAAAAATGTCTCCATTAATTTTTCTTTTATTAAACATATAACTCATATCTGTTACTAAACTTGTATCCCATTCACTTATATCTCCATTAAATTGAGAATAAGAAAACATATGATTCATATCTGTAACATTAGAAGTATCCCATTTACTTATATCTCCATTAAATTTTCTTCCATAAAATACACGATCCATATTGGTTATTTTAGAAGTATCCCATTTACTTATATCTCCATATCTATTTAAAGTACATTCTTTATTTTTGCACCATAGACTTACAGCTTCTTTTAATTCATCTCTATTTTTAGGTTGAAATATCATATTACCATTTTAATAATGATAATAATTATCAAAATTTATTCCATTAAATAAACTTTATTATTCTTCCATTTTAATGTACACATA